CCCCTTGCCCGCGCACGCGTGCAATACGTTCTCGCTTCTTAAGCGCCATTTCGAAATACTCTTGTTTGAATAAATTTTGTAGCGCCCCCACCACTAGCATAGGAGAGGTCGTGACTCCTCTGGCCAATAAATGGCCTGCTGCCTTTGAAGGACCACTGATAAATCAGTAGTCCTTTTCGCACAGAGAGTCGAAGACTGGGTCTTCGACATAAGCCGGAAGGGTAGTCACACGATGTAAGAGGTCTTCAACTCTCTTCACATCTTCCGGTGTCAATCCATATCTCCTACAGATTGCCGAAAGTGCCGCCCGCCTATTGATTCTGACGTGCGACATCACCGGTTTCCATGACTCCTGCAAACTCCCGATGGGTTTTGGAGAACTCAACCCATTTCTCTGTAGGGCCTCACAGAATGGCCCTAAAATTGGATAAGAAAGGTCCAAAGTTCCGTATGATGACGCAAGAGCTTTTGCACACATGCGCACGGCATCTTCGGGAGAACGTTTCATGCTCTTTCCCCTTCTAGTGAACTTCGTGATTTCAACGGGATCTTTCAATACCTTCCCTAGCTTCAATACTGCTGAGGGAAGTGGAACCCATTCAACTCCGCTTTCGCCGGATATCCACCAACCTTTAAGGAAAGTGATCCCATCGAGTGTGGCAGATGACGCAAACTTCACCTTGAAACCAAGCTCTTGCCCAGCTCCGACCGGATCAAGAATTTTGCGTTCATTGAATGTTTTAACTGTCCAAAAGAAAAACCCAAGCGTGCTCAAAGAATTGAAAGTCGTGGTAGTCGTTATACCAGTAGGCATTTGGACTCCAGCTTCACCTTTGGCCGTCAATCTCTTCTTGCGGATTGTGTACGGCGCAGCACAACAATGGTAAGCCGTCACGATGAATTCTTCAGGAAAACCCATCCATTCAAGAATGGGTCTCATATAGTACTTCATCGGTCCGTCATCTTGCGTGTGGTCAAATTGAGACTGGTCGGCCTCTCCGAAGAGATCTCCTTCCACTCCCATCGTTCCCCAAGAGACGACTGAGTCGTCTCCGGACATCGCAAACACGGTGTGACCTGCCTCCATAGCTCTTCCTATCTCTGACAGTTGTTCCTGATTGTAGCCTGACGCGAAGAATATTCTGACAGGATGTCCGAAGACGTCGATTGTCTTTCCGTCGAACAATTGATGCAATTCCTGTGCAAACTCTCTGGCGTAGCCACCCATCATCCCATGGACAAGCGGAGGGAGGTTCTGAATGGCTCGTGGTTTCATTGAGACTACATCGCCAACTTCTTTCAAAGTTGTCAACGTCTCGTTCCACTTCAAATTGATTGTCTTTCCTCCGAAAGAAATCAATCCCAATTCAGCGTCCTCCAATGCCTTTCCAATACGAATTCCCTTCTTGCCCATCAACGTGACATTTTCTTCACGTGTGATCATTGAGGTCCTAAACTGCGAAATTGTGACGCAGAAAACCTGGGCAAGATATCCCCAATTTGCATAACGCTGTACCGTTGAAACGGGATTCTCAGCGAAAGGGTCATTATGCAATCTGTGCAACACAGCCACCAACAGATTTTTCTCATTGTTGGCCGGTTGGTGTAAGAGTCTATGGGTGATTAGGACAGGATAGGTGCAATTAA